AAGAAGTTACGTGAACAACTAGTCGAAGATCCAAGGTCTCAAGGAGACGAAATATATCGTAACTACTTACGTAACAAAAAGATGATAGATCTACGAGAATGTCCAGATACAGTAAAAACTGGTATTATAAATACGTTTGAAGGCCAAGATCCATATGGTAATAAAGGTAAAGTTTTTCCATACTTGGTTGCCAAACAATGCAGACTATTACTTGAAAATGTACAGGAATTTATTTAATGAAACTACCCCCAAATCCTTTAATATATGAAATATTAGAAGCGGCTAGCAAAGCCAGACTTAAAGCAGATAAAATAAAAGTTCTAAAAGATCATGATTCATGGGCTCTAAGAGATGTACTCAGAGCAACATATGATTCAAAAATAGAATTTCTCATTCCGGATGGTGAACCTCCATATACGCCGAATAAGCCAGAGAGTGCACCATCAAACTTACTTAGAAAAAATGTAGACTTTAAATATATTGTAAAAGGCGGTATTCGCGAAGATATGCCAGCCTTTAAACGAGAAAAGATTTACATTGGTTTATTAGAATCTATTCACCCCAAAGACGCAAAGGTTGTAATTAATATGGTAAACAGAAAAAGACCAGCACCTGGTATTACAGAAAATATTGTTAAGGAGGCATTCCCCAGTTTATTTAAATAAAATGTTCATCAATTCAATCTAATTTTAACGGGCCGTATCACTTTAGTGAATATGGCCTTTTTTACTTTAAGGAACACGTATGAAGAGACCAGTATCGCAAGTAGAACGTATGAAATATAAATCAAGATTTTACAAAAGATATGAGAGGAAATGTATGAAGGATGGAAAGCAAAGAAAGTCAATGGAAGCAAAGGAAGATAAAAACATGTTAGATGAACACATAGAAGAAGTGAAGGAAGAAATGTGGAATTGGTGAAATTAACCGTGTACATATCTTTTCAGCTGTGTTATAATAAGCTAAAGGAGTTTAGTTATGAATATATTTGTATTAGATAAAAACCCAATCAAGGCTGCTCAGCTGCAATGCGATAAGCATGTGGTCAAGATGATTGTGGAATCAGCACAGATGTTGTCAACTGTACATCGTATGGTTGACGGCACGATGGAACGCAGACCATCAAAGTCAGGTAGTATGTTACAGTATTACAAACATCCGAATGATAATCTAGAACATACATTATATAAGGCATGTCATTTCAATCATCCATCTACTGTATGGACACGTGAATCGATACAAAACTATATATGGCATTATGATCATTTCTATGCATTGTGTCTCGAATACACATATCGTTATGACAAAGTTCATTCAACTCAAACTAAACTAGGTGAAGTCTTATCAATTCCACCTACAAATATTCCTAATATAGGTCGGACACCATTTAAGCTTGCTATGGCAAACTTTCCTGAATGTATAGTAGAAGATCCAGTACAATCATATCGTAACTTCTATCAAACAAAACAAGAAAGGTTTAAAATGGTATGGACCGATCGACCAGTTCCGGAGTGGTTCAATGAATTACGTAGTGCATGATAGACCAATAATAATATCTGAAAGTCTATTTACTAGAGCCTGTGATCATGGCTTTAATATGGTTGATATTGAAGATGACATATTGGTTGATATATACTTTATCGATGAGAACGGTGAAGGCGGTGGCACTATTGATACACGTGAAGAAGATGATAATACTATTATAATTGAAATCAATAAACATCAAGGTGTAAATAATATACTGATGACATTGTTTCATGAAATAAAACATGTTGAACAGATTTCATGTGGAGATCTAAAAGAAAGCATATATAAAGGTGAAGATACTAAAACATATGAATATGATGCACGACCTCATGAACAGGATGCATGGGAATTTGAGAAGATTGCAATGATAACATTCTTAGAAACAGTCGGAGAAATGGGTAATGCCTAGCTATACACTACGAAATATTAAGACTAAAAAAGAGCGAGACGTGTTTTGCTCTTGGACTGAATTACAAGATCTTTTAAAAGAAGATCCAAATCTTATTCAAAAAGTTACTGCACCTAAAATAGTATCAGGCGTCGGTAGTTTATTGAGTAAGACAGATGATGGTTGGAAAGACCACTTGAAAGAAATCAAAAAAGGCAGCGGGCGTGATAATACCATCAAGGTTTAACCTTGCAGAATTTGTTAATGATATAGTATTTAGACCGTATCCTCAAGATAATCCTACTCATCAGGCCTGGCCGAACTGGGATAATGATTATAGATGGCCTGAAAAGTATCAAGAATTATATGAATATATAGAAGAGAAAACATATCCTTATGATGTGCCTATTGCTCATTTCTGGTTTAAAAGATATGAAGCTGGTCAGTGGAGCGGATTACATCAAGAGAAGTTTTTACCGTGGATAGAAGAAGATAATAAAAAATGGTGGACTACTATTGTATTAGTAGAAAAAACCGATGATTTAGTAGGCGGCGAAACAGTAATTGCAGGTGATTCGATTGAAGGAATACGAGATAAATTAGTTGTTTTACGTCTTGAAAATATAGGTGATAGTATGTCATGGCATAGTGAAACCTTTCACGGATTAGCAGAAGTTACACAGGGACGAAGAACTGTTCTTGTAGTTAATAAACCAGAAAAGATATAATGTTTATACATGAAAAAATAGAGATTGGTTATGAAGATCTTGAAGTAGAGAATGGTGAAAACGGTAGACGATACCTGTCGCCAGATGGTCATAAGTTTCCTAGTATTACAACAGTACTTGGTGTATTAAGTCGAGCTAGTATTGCTGCATGGCGCGCCCGCGTGGGTGAGGAAGAAGCAAATAAAGTTTCTCATCGAGCATCTACTCGCGGTACAGCTGTACATGACATCGTTGAAAAGTATTTAGATAACGAAGAACTACCAGATGTCTTGCCACACATTACAGCAAGTCTCAATAACCTTAAACCAAGTTTAAATCGTATTGGTAGGATATTCGCACAAGAATCTCCACTATATAGTAGACATCTTGGTGTAGCTGGTCGTGTTGACTGTGTTGGTGAATTTGATGGTGTGCCAAGCATTATAGATTTTAAAACGAGTAAGAAGATTAAAAAGAAAGAATGGATATCAAGTTACTTCATGCAGGCTGCAGCATATGCAATCATGTGGGAAGAACGAACTGGTATGCCAATCACAAACCTAGTAATAATAATGGACGTAGATAATGAAAGCCCTCAAACATTTGTCGAACATCGTGATAACTGGACCGAGAAGTTATTTGAGACGATTGAGCTATATCATAAAGAACAACGACAGCGTCCTCTTTAAATATTTCAGTAGAATATGCATAGCTATGTCTGTGTTATTCAACGTAATATTAGGTGGACCAAGTAACATGACGTTCTCAGCACGTAATCATCAGTGGCGTATTGATGATAAAGCTAATGTATGCAGCATCATAGACTTGTTTTTCTTCTTCGATCCCGAGCACTGTAGAAAGTCTTGGGCTTATTGGAGACTTAGAAAGCATACAACTGATAGCGCTAATGCTGCTATTGATATTCTCAAAGAGACAAGGAAAGGTTTGTAATGGTATCTATGTTTAAATGGGATATTCAGCCATATGTAGGTGCATGGTCTGTACATGATTTGATGTTAAAAAATCATCGTGATTTTGTCCAAGGATTATGGAAAGAAAAAGAATGGGATTTTACAGAGCTTAAACACGATTACTTTAAACTATATAAGCAATGGATGTTTGAACCACATCCAAGAATACAAGGCACTGATTGGTATTCCGAACCGTGTTTTACTCAAGGAACAACTGAATCATTTAATCTATTCTATATTCGATATAGTGATAAAAGATTACGAATAGCAAGAGGTGAATACTTCTATCATAATATGATTGGTAAGTTATATAATAAACCATTTGCATTTCTTGATGAAGATGATTTGCAAGAAGGTGATGCAGTAGTATTGAGTGTACCATTCTCTGATACGGGCAATGTGCCATATAATCTTGA